AGTTACATGGGCTTCCGGCGCAGGAAATGTAGTAAAAGCAAAAGTGACAGATGGAAAGACAACCAAGACATATCAGGTGACTGTAACAAAGAATGAGGCATAATCATGAGCGATCTGTTAGAAGATGTGAAGAATTTTCTGGATATTACATGGGATATGGATATCAGGGAGCGTAAAAAGCTCTCTGGTATCGTAGAGAGAGGAAAAGCGTACCTTGAGGGCAAAATAGGATTTTGTGATTTTGAAAGCGAAACACAAGAAAAAGAGCTGCTCTTAAATTACTGCATGTATGCAAGAGCCGGTCAGGTAGATGAGTTTATTCAAAATTATAAATCAGAAATCATATCACTGCAGATGCGCAGTTTTCGAAGAAAAGCGGGTGGATGCAATGCCGAGACGTAAGGATACAAAGTTTACCACATTTAACGATGGATCACTGGATATATGTAGCGTAAAAGGCCGGAAGATTGTAGAGACCAGGCAAGCTGGAATTCGATTCGGATTTCGTACAGTTGGAATCAAACGGTTCTATGAGGCAAAGGTATTATCCAATCAGATTGACGAAGTAGTTGCAATTCTGCCAGTAGAAGACATTTCTACGATGGACATCTGCATAATCGGAGAAAAGCAGTACAAGATCATACAGATCCAGAATAAATATGATGCAGCGCCACCTTGTTTACTGCTTTCTCTGGAAAGAGTAGTAACGACTTATGAGGATGTGAGAAACCATGCCGAAAATTAATATTGATCAGTTCGCAATCGAAGTCATGCAGGAGTTAGATGCGTATCGTGAGGATGTACAGGAAGCAGTGGAAAAAGCAGTGAAAGAGACGGCGAAGCAGACAGCTGCGGAATTACGTTCCATATCACCGGAAGGAGATACCGGTGAATATGCAAAGCACTGGAGCTATAAACGAGACGAAAATTTGAGTGGAAGGCACCGCTATGATATGGTGGTATATTCCCAAAAGCCGGAATACCGGCTTACACATTTGCTGGAAAAAGGACACGCAAAGAGGAATGGTGGAAGAGTGGACGGGATCCCGCATATCAAAATTGCAGAAAAGCACGCAAAGGAAATTCTACAGGAAAGGACAGAACGATATTTATGACAAAGGAGAGGATAGAAGCAATTCTGGATGTACTGGAAATTGAATATCGGTATCATCATTTCGAAGAACGTGAGGCGGTGAATCCTCCTTTTATTTGCTGGTTGATTCCGGAAACGAGAAATTTTTCCGCAGATGGGAAGGTATATTTTAAATCAGACAAAGTTGATATTGAACTGTACACAGATGAAAAGGACTTTGAACTGGAGGAACGTGTAGAAGCGGCACTTGATGCAGCAGATCTCTTCTGGCAGAAAAGTGAACAGTATATTAAATCAGAAAATATGTATGAAGTATTATATGAAGTGGAGGGCTAAGTAAGGGAAAAAAGACAGGCAACAAAAAAGGATAAAGTCAAATTCAATATCCATAATGCGCATGTTGCGCTTTTGCAGGAGAGTGAGACGGGAGAAATTACATTTGACACACCGTTTGCGGTACCTGGCTCCGTATCGCTTTCACTGGAAGCACAGGGAGAACTGACACCGTTTTATGCGGATGGAATCAAGTATTATGTTTCTTCTTCCAATAGCGGATATGAGGGAGACTGGGAAATGGCGCTGATCACGGATGAGTTCCGGGAAAAGATTTTAAGTGAATACATTGACAAGAACAAAGTCATGCTGGAAGAAGCGACTGCAAAAGTAAAACGGTTTGCGCTGGGATTTGAAATTGACGGCGATGTGAGGGGAACACGGTTCTGGTTCTATTGCTGTACCTCTACACGTCCTACAACAGAATCCAGCACAACAGAGGACGCGATTGAACCTACAACTGACACTGTCACAGTTTCTGCATCCGCTGTACAGCTTGGAACAGCTAAGAAAATGGCAGTTCGGGCAAAGACAACAGCAGATACAACAGATGACTTATACGAAAAATGGTTTGATAAGGTGTACATTCCAGATCAGGAAGTTGCAGCATAAAAGGAGAACAGGATGAGAAAGACGATCACAATCAATGGAACAGAATATAAATTCAAAAGTTCTGCCGCAATCCCACGGATTTATCGACTGAAATTTGGGAGAGATATTTTTGTAGATATGCAGAAAATTGAAAAGCAGATCAAGATCCAGGAAAAACTCAAAGACGAGATGCAGAAAAAATGCGAAAAAGAAGGTACAGAATTTGATGAAAGTAAGTTTGAAAGTGGAATCCCGATCGAATCACTGGAAATGTTTGAAAACATTGCCTTTCTGATGCATAAACATGGCGATCCTGACCAGCCGGACGATATCAACGAGTGGTTGGATCAGTTCGAGACATTTGATATCTATGAGATTATGCCGGAAATCATGGAAATGTGGAAGTCAGAAAATAAACAGATGTCAGTTCCAAAAAAAAAGAGAGGGAAATAGATCGTGAGGTCAATACCGCATTGTTCATGCTTCGATGTGCACAGTGCGGTATTTCTATTTCTGATTTAGACCTGTTAAGCATTGGAATGATCAACGATATGTTTATCGAAATGAAGAATGATGAGTATGATTATCCGAAAATTGCAACACAGGCGGATATTGATGCACTGTAAAGGAGGGATGTAAGGGCAGGGAGCAGAATAAAAGGAATTACCATAGAGATTGGCGGCGATACTTCCAAGCTGGAAAAGGCACTGTCCGGTGTTGACAAAAAACTGTACGGTGTAGAACAGTCATTAAAAGATGTCAATAAATTGCTGAAGCTGGATCCCACGAATACGGAATTGCTGAATCAGAAGCAGAAGTTGCTGCAGCAGTCGATCAGTGAAACGAAAAACAGGCTGGAAACTTTAAAACAGGCAAGCGAACAGGCAGCAAAAACCGCCGGAAATTATGATGCTTGGAAAGAAGCGTATACTCCGATTCAAGAGGAGATTGTAAAGACCAACGAAAAAATGGACAAGCTCAAAAAGAGCATGAAGTCCATGGAAGAAAGTGGTCAGATCGATACAGAAGAATATAAAAAGTTACAGACAGAGATAGACGAATCTTCCAGCAGATTAAAAGAATTAAAGACACAGAAAAAGCAGGTAGATGATGAGTTTGGACATCCGATCAGTCCAGAAGGAATGGATGCGCTTCAAAGAGAAATCATTGAAACAACGAATGATTATAAAGCTTTGCGAAAAGAGGTAGGAAGTGCAAATGCTGATCTGGCAAAAGTATCTGCGGTATCCGGAGAGTTTGGAAATAAGGTCAAAGGAGTGGGACAATCCTTGCTGCCGGTAACGGGGGCACTGACTGGTGTAGGGGCGGCATCCACTGTTATGGCAAATAATTTCAACGATGCAATGAGTCAGGCGGCAGGAGCACTTGATAAGCCCATGTCTGAAATGGAAGATCTAAGACAGCTTGCAATCCAGACCGGACAGGATACAGTCTTTTCTGCAACTGATGCAGGAAATGCGATCACAGAACTGGCAAAAGGTGGTTTGACAGAAGCCGATATTAAAGCAGGGGCATTAAAAACTACAATGGACCTTGCGGCATCTTCCGGGATGGATCTTGGAGAGGCAGCAAATGTTGTTGTACAGGCAATGGGAGCGTTTGGTCTGTCTGCGAATGAGTCTGCAGAAGCGGCAAACGCTTTGGCCGGGGCAGCAGCTGCATCTTCTACGGATGTAGAACCTCTCACACAGGCACTGGCACAGTGTTCTGCAGGAGCAAAAAACGCAGGATGGTCTATACAGGAAACAACAGCGGTTTTGGCTCGTTTTGCAGATGCCGGAATCGAGGGAAGCGATGCCGGAACATCTTTAAAAACCATGCTCCAGAGGCTGGCGGCACCAACATCGGAAGCAGCAGCAACAAAAATAGAAACATTGGGCATTAAAACGAGAGATGCCAGTGGAAATCTTCTGGGAGCTGCTGAAATGGCTCAAGAATTGCAAGACAAACTGGGCGGATTGGATGCTGCTTCGAGGGATGCAGCATTATCAGCAATCTTCGGGTCCGATGCAATGCGTGCTGCTACTGTGATGATGGATAGCGGGACTGAGGGGCTTCAAAAATATATCGATGCGGCAAATGATCAGGAGGCAGCACAAAGGCTGGCAAATTCTCAGATGAGTGATGGATCAAGAGCAATCGAGGAATTAAAAGGATCTCTGGAAACCGCAGCGATTCAGATTGGAGATACACTGGCACCAATTGTCCAGAAGGTAGCAGAACTTATTACCGCACTTGTCAATAAATTTTCAGCACTACCGGAAGGCGTGCAACAGGTGATTGTAGTAGTCGGAATTCTGGTTGCAGCATTAGGACCACTACTGATGGTAATCGGCCAGATATCACTCGGGATATCTGCGGTAGCAGGTACGCTGTCGAAATTATCTGGAATTGGAGGAGTGGTAACAGATCTGATCGGTGGAATTAAAACGGCAGTAACGGGGTTACTTGGAATAATAACGGCACATCCTGTAATTGCGGCTATAACGGCAATTATAGTGACATTGGTTGCTTTATACAATAAATGCGAATGGTTCCGGGATGGTGTGAACGGGATTTTAAAGGCAATCAAAGACGGATTTTTTGCAGCATGGGATGGAATTGTAGAATTTTTTACAGAAACGATTCCCAATGCATGGAATGAGATGGTATCGTTCTTTCAAGGAATACCGGCATGGTGGAGTGGTATATGGGATAGTGTACAGGCAAAGTTTGAATCTGTATGGACAAGTATCATGGAAATTCCGATTATCAAAGAATTGACATCGATTATCAAAGATTCTTTCGAACGGCTAAAAGAAGATTTAGGTGGAATCTGGACTGGAATAAAAATGTTGGCTGAGAATACTTGGGAATTTATCAAAAATGCAACATTGGCTCCAGTTCTTCTTTTGATTGATCTTGTGACCGGAGATTTTGAAAGATTAAAATCCGATCTTGAGAATATTCTGAACAATATCAAAAATGCATTTACAAATATATGGACTGCAATTCAAAGCATTACGGAAAATTTCTGGGATGCGATAAAAACAGTAATCTTAACCAAAGTAGAGATGACAAATGAAATTGTATCTACATTGCTGAATGCATTGAAAACACAGTTAGAAAATATTTGGAACAGCATACAAAATACAGCTGAAAGAATAGGAAGCAATATTCAGGAATCCATGTCGAATATATGGAACAATATTCAAAATACAATAAAAACTACGGTGGACAACGCGAGAAATTCTGCAATCAGTGGGTTTGAGGCATTGCGTGATGGAATCAAAAATACAATTCAGGAACTACCACAAATTGTAAGTAATATTTTTGACAAAATAGGATCTACGATTTCCGGGTGGATAGACAACGCGAAGGAGTGGGGTGCTGATTTCATTCACGGATTAACAGAAGGAATTTTATCTGGAGTAAATGGGATTATAGATGCAGTAAGAGGAATTGGAGACAAGATTCGTTCTTTCCTGCATTTTTCAAGACCGGATGAAGGTCCTTTGAGAGATTATGAAACATGGATGCCGGATTTTATCGATGGAATGGTAAAAGGAATCAATGAGAATGTGTACAAGGTTTCCAATGCGGTAAAAAGAGTTGCCAAGACGATGAGTGAGAGCATGTACGGAGGAACTCCGGCTCTGGCAAGTGCTACACAGACTAACATTGTTTTGAACAATAATGTCGGTGTGCAAATTGGAAATCAAAAGCTTGATTCTTACATTGTAGAAACAGCCCAAAAAGGATTTACATCTCAAGTACATCACGCAAAAAGAGGAAAGGGGAGACGGTAAATGTATGAAATTATCAGAAACGGCCATACAAATACAGAAATAGGAATACTTGTACGAGAAAGACCGTCTATCCCTTCGGCAGAGTATAACTATACGGAATTGAACATACCGGGAAGAGATGGGAGCATATTCAAAGAAGATGGAACTGTGAGCGACATTACAATCACAGTTCCTTTTACATTTGCAGAAAATCCTCAAAGATGGCAGGAACGATTTCGGACTGCGAGAAGATGGCTTATGAGAAAAGATGATACAGAACTGATTTTAAGCGATGAACTGGAGTACTTCTATCATGTAAAACATACTAAGATCAATGCGGCAGAACGGCAAGTAAAAGAGGTCGGAGAGTTTGAGGTAGAATTTACGTGTGAAGGATACCGATATCGAACAGATGGAAAAGCAGAATATACACCCGAAGAGGTGTTTTACAATCCATATGACAGATCAAGACCAGTCTATTTGATCACAGGTGAAGGTGAGTGCATCCTGCAGGTAAACGGAAGTCAAATGAAAGCGAATGTTGGCCAGAATCTGGTGATTGATACAGACAGGCTGATGGCATACAGAAAAGATGGAAAATTGATGAACACATCTGTGTATGGAGATTATGCAGAACTGCATCTTTTACCGGGAGAGAATACCGTGTATATCTCAAGAGGATTTGATCTGAAAGTGATTCCGAACTGGAGGTGCTTATAAGGATAGAACTTTATAAAACAGAAAATACGGATTATGAACATAACGGCGATATGCCATTACTTCCGGAGAGCGCTTCTGTAAAAGCAATACTAAACGGAAGTTGGAAAGCGGAGATTCAGCACCCGATCGATGAAGAGGGCCGTTGGAAGTGGATAGAAGAGGACGCAGTCGTAAAACTGGAGTCATTCAATGGAACACAGTTATTTCGGATCAAAAAGAAAGCAAAATCAGATGCTGGCGTGAGTGCAGAACTGGAACCGGTTTTTATGGATGCGATTGATGATTGTTTTCTGTTGGATATACGTCCAACGGAAAAAAACGGGCAGCAGGCACTGGACATCATGACCGCACCAAATAAAAAGTACAGTGGAAAATCTAATATCAAAATAATATCAACAGCATATTACCAGACAAAGAACCTGATCGAAGCAATCTGCGGAGAAGAGGAGAACTCCTTCCTGAACAGATGGGGCGGTGAGGTTCTTTTTGATAATTATACGATCACCGTCAATGACCGAGTTGGAATCGATCATGGGGTGCAGGTTTTATATGGAAAAAATATTGCGGAAAACGGGCTGCAGGAAGAGATTGATACCAGCGAGGTCATTACAAGGATTGTACCAAAGGCATATAACGGATACATGATAGAGGGGAATGAACCGTGGGTGGACTCACCACTGATTGATAAATATCCAACAATAAAATACGGAGTGATCACATTTGAAGATGTGAAGATGAAGGCCGATGCTGCGGAAGATGACGAAGAGAACGGAATCGTGATCTGCAATACACAGGAAGAACTGAACAATGCGTTAAAAGAAAAATGCGAGGAACAGTTTGAAGCTGGAATTGACAAGCCGAAGGTTACGATATCCGCTGATATGGTTATGCTGCATGATACGGAATTGTACGCGGATATCCGGGAACTGGAAGAAGTTTCTATCGGAGACACGGTACATTGTCGTCACAGCAAACTGGATATTGTAACAGATGCACGTGTCATAGAACTGGAATGGGATTGCATCAATGAAGAGGTTGCATCTGTTGTGTTGGGAGACTTTCAATATAATTTCATTGCGGATGTATCAAGTATGTCAAATCGGATAGAAAGTGCAATCCGACCGGATGGCACTGTGATAGGAGCACAGGTCAACGGCATCATAAACGGAGTGAAAGCACAGTTTCGGGCGCAGTCCGACATCGCACAAAAACAGAAAGTACGCGCTGTTTTATTTGAAGATTTGAATCCGGAGTCGGAAACGTTTGGAGCAATGTGCCTTGGTACAATGGGGTTCGAGATTGCCAGTAAAAGAACTGCAGATGGAAGAGACTGGGACTGGTCCACCTTTGGAACAGGACAGGGATTCTTTGCTGATTTTATCACAGCAGGAACAATGCTGGCTGATCGGATCAGAGGTGGAACATTGGAAATCGGAGGATTTGACAATAATAGTGGCATTGCAAGGGTGCTGGATGCAAGCGGGAAAGAAATAGTCAGACTGGATAAAGATGGAATTTACGCAGAAGGGAAATATATCTGCGATTCTTTGAGCGATAATCGGCGTGTGACAATAAAGGACGGAACAATATCATTTTCAAACAAAAAGGATGAGGGCGTTCTTTGTATGACGTATGTTGGAAATGCACTGTTATTCACCGATGGAAACAAAGAAGACAGCAAAAACTTACTAAGGATCACGAAGGATGCGGTTCTGTTAGATGCGGAAAACGTTGGACCCGGAGTTTATGGAAAGACTGGAACTGCAGTTTTTTCGAATGGGACAAATCTAAGATTTGAAAAAGGATTTCTTGTGGGCGGAATCACGAAAGAAGGTGATTTCTGATGTCATGGACGATAGGAAACTTTTATCTGACCACAGAGCAGATGCAGGGGAATGCAAGAGAAGTACTAAGTTTTTTTGAACAAAAAGGATGGTCGCTGAATGCTATTGCTGGGATATGCGGCAACATGCAAAGTGAATCGAACATCAATCCCGGAATCTGGCAAAGCCTGCAGGAGGGAAACTATAGTGGAGGTTTTGGACTGGTACAGTGGACACCGGCAACAAATTATACAAATTGGGCAGGTGCGAACGGATATGGAATTACGGATCCAAACGGTCAGCTTACGTGGATAGATTCTGTTACAGTTTCTTTTGGTCAGTGGATTGCAACCGATGCATATCCGCTGTCGTTTGATCAGTTTAAGGTCAGCGGAGAATCACCGGAATATCTGGCATCTGCATTTTTGAAAAACTTTGAACGTGCAGGCGTAGAAGTGGAAGCCGAGAGGCGGCAGCAGGCAAGATATTGGTACAACTACCTGAGTCAATATGCAGGAGGATCTGAAAAAATAGAAGCTGCGGTAAACTGGGCGATTCAAATTGCAAATGATAATAGCCACGGATATGATCAGACAAACCGCTGGGGACCGGATTACGATTGCTCCTCGTTATTGATTCAGGCGTGGGAAAATGCCGGGGTTCCGGTAAAAAGCAATGGGGCAACCTACACCGGCAATATGCGGGAAATATTTTTGAATTGCGGTTTTACGGATGTGACAGGGCAGATAAATCTGGCAACAGGATCCGGTGTACAAAGAGGGGATATCCTTCTGAACATCGTAAACCATACTGCAATGGGAATTGGAAATGGACAGGTTGTGCAGGCCAGCCAAAATGAATTTGGCGGAACAACCGGCGGCCAGACTGGTGATCAGACAGGAGAGGAAATTTGGACAACCGGATACTATAACTATCCGTGGGACTGTGTGCTGCGATACAAAAGCGGTGGAGGTGTGTTGCCGGGAGACGTTTACCTCGTTAGGTGGATACCAGGATAAGAAAGAAGGTGTGATATGGAAACAACGACAACTTTATACATTGACGCGAGAAACCCGGGAATTATGCAAACAATCTATGCAGTACAGTACGATTCGGGCAGACTTCTGCGCTGTATGATTTCCGGAATGGCAAAGACAATCAGTAAGGCCAGGATTTATTGTAAGAAACCAAGCGGATCAGAAACTTACACAGAAGGAACCGTGATAAGCAATTATTGCGTCCTGTTCAGTTTGACGCCGCAAATGGTTGCAGAAGTGGGAAATACGGAATGCCAGCTACATTTGATTGATGGTAGCAATGCTGTCACATCATTCAAAGTGAAGATGGAGGTCAGAGAAAACTTAGTGGCTGTATCCGAAATACAGTCAACTAATGAATATCAGGCGCTCGTAGATATACTAAATCGTTTGGAGAAGTATGATCCGATTGAAATTACAACGATTGAAATTGATTCTCTGCAGTCAGGAACCATAGAAAGTGGAAGCATTGCTTTAAACGTGCAAAAGATTTATGCCTCTGTAGGACAGATGAATGCAGGATTTGAAACCGATGGTCTTCCGGAAAATGCGATTGTGATGATAAGTACCGGTAACCCGGATGATGCAGATAATGCCAAGGTTTATAGAAAGGGCGCAACTGGATATGAGTACATGGTAGATTTATCCGGTGCAACAGGGGCTAAAGGAGAGAAAGGAGATCCTGGTCCAAGAGGAGAAAAGGGGATTCAGGGGGAGCCTGGGAAAGATGGAACGGGTGTTACTATACTGGGCTCCTATAAAACAGAAGAGGAATTGAACAGAGAACATCCAACAGGAAATGCGGGTGAATCCTATCTGGTAGATGGAAATCTATATGTATGGGACAACGTATCTGGCCAGTGGAAAAATGTAGGACGTATTCAGGGTCCGGAAGGACCGGCAGGAAAAGCAGCAACAATACGGATCGGAACTACTACGACCGGGGAGGCAGGAACAGAGGCGTCTGTTGAAAATTCGGGTACAGAAACAGAGGCGGTATTTGATTTCGAAATTCCCCGGGGGGATTCCGGAGAAGTAACAGGGATAGAGGGGATTCCGAATTCGGATATCGATTCGCTTGGAGGAGGCGCATAAGAATGATAATTGCAGTATTTGATGAATGTTCCAGGCGTGTGGATATCGATGGAAAACTTACACAATGGGATTACGGACAGGTTTTACAGATCTGCGGAATGGAAGTAGAAGAAGAACAAATACAAGTACATTTCACTGACAAATGTACGAATGGTGCATTGGTGGTACTTGGGAAAGTGGAAGACGGTGACATCACAGTCGACATTCCAAATGAATTACTGAAAAGAAGTGGAACAATCCAGGCATATGTATATAAGACTATTCCGGGAGAAGGAAAGACCATATTTGAAATTCGGTTAAGTGTAAAAGCACGAAAAAAGCCAGAAGATTATGAGGCCCCAGCGGATAAACATGCACTGGAACAGATCGTGGAGCGGTTAAAGCAAAAAGGAGACGGGCTGCAGTTAGAGGGGAATCAACTGCAGCTTTTGTCTGGTAAGGATACAATCAGTTCCGTAAATCTGTCAAACAGCGGCGGGACTGTGGAGATAGAGTCGATCACCAATTCGGAGATTGACGAGATTATGAAAGGAGCAGAGTGAAAATGCCAAGAAAAAAAGCAACAGAAGCAGCAGTGATCGCTGCAGAAAAGAAGTACCTGGATCAGGATGGACTTGCACACCTGGTACAGAAGAATGATGAGAGATACGTAAAGAAGGAGGTGGGAAAAGGTTTATCCAGCAATGATTTTTCGGATGAGTACAAGAAAAAAATCGATGACCTGGCGTACACCAAGATTGCAATCAACAGTCTGACTGCCACGAACAGCAGCAACGAAATCGGTGCGACAGTTACTGCATCTGATATTGCATGGGCGTTAAATAAAGAACCTAAGACCCAGAAAATCCAGTTTGCAAGCGAAGCTGCCGAAAATCTGGATAAGAGCATCCGTAAGAAATCATACACAGGAAAGACAGTGAAAGCAAATACGAATATCGTTCTTACTGTTACAGATGAAAGAGATGCGTCTGTATCCAGAACCGTGACAATCGCATTCCAGCCAAAAGTATACTGGGGCAAGACTAACAAAGCATCACTCGCAAATGCGGATATCCTTGCGTTAGAGGGTTCTGCGCTTGCAGGCGGCAGAGGACGCAGTTTTACAGTAAATGCCGGAGCAGGTGAGAAGATCGTGTATGCAATCCCTACATCATTTGGAACTCCGACTTTTAATGTCGGTGGATTTGACGGCGGATTTACAAAAGCGCAGACATTGGAGTTTACCAACGCATCCGGATATAAGCAGAGCTATGACGTATGGATGTCTGTAAACGCAGGACTGGGGTCTACAGCAGTCACAGTAAAATAAGGAGGCTTGAAAGATGGCACAGAGCATTGAAGGTGGTGTTGTAATCGTCAACACCTTATCCACAAAGAATAATGGAAATTATCCGCTGTGCATGGCGGAAAGCGTGCAGCTTGCGGAAGGAAAAACTGTAGAGCAGAAAATCGGTGAACTGGAGGCAGGCACCGGAAACGAGATCATCACAGAAGATGAGATCAATGGATTGTTTTAAAGAAAAGGAGAGAGAAGAACATGGCAAAATTTTTAGATTTAACAGGACTTGGAACATTTAAAGAGAAAATGCAGGAATGGGCAAATGGTGCATTTCGAAAGAAAACTGACAAAGTAGTTTCTACTGATGTTACGTATAAGGGAAAATCGCTGGATGAAGCAATTAAAAGTGGAGAATTTAAGGGAGATAAAGGAGACAGAGGAGAAACCGGCGCAGCTGGAGCACAGGGACCAGCAGGACCGGCAGGAGCTGCGGGTGCACAGGGACCTCAGGGATTGCAGGG